ATGCCTCTGACTGACACAGCCGTACGACTCGCAAAGCCCGGCGAAAAAGAATTCAGCCTCAAGGATGGTGACGGTCTGTTCCTTTACGTTTCCGTGAGGGGCGTGAAGTCGTGGCACTTCCGATTCTCGTGGCATGGCAAACAGCCTCGTATTTCCCTTGGCACCTACCCAGAGATCAGCCTGCGCGATGCCCGCGAGCTGCGCGATCAGGTCCGCGCACTGGTTGCTCGAGGCATTGACCCCCGAGCAGAGCGCCGCCAAGCACAGCAGGCGGGCGCAGCATCTCAGCAAAACACCTTTGAAGCCGTTGCCGAGCGATGGTATGCGTTCCGCTCGCCACGCCTGAGCAGCGCAGCAAAGGGCGGTCGCCACCAATCACGTCTCTATCTCGACAAGGATCTGTTGCCCGCGCTGGGCAAGCTTCCTATTGCTGACATACGCCGCGCCGATGTACTAGCCGCTGTACGTCGGGTTGAAAAGCGTGGGGCGCTGAATGTGGCGGAGAAGTGCAGGACCTGGCTCAACCAGATATTTCGCTTCGCCATCGCAGAAGGACTGATCGAGACGAACCCAGCCGCCGACATGGATATTGTCGCTGCAGCCCAACCGCCAGTCAGGCATAACCCATACCTCAAGCGGGAAGAGCTGAAACCCTTCCTGCTGAAACTGCGTGAGTACGACGGCTCTGTATTCACGCTGCTGGCCATCCGACTGCTGATGCTGACCGGTGTGCGAACGGGAGAGGTAAGGGCGGCAACGCCGGGTCAGTTTGACCTGGACGCTGCCTTGTGGACGATCCCACCGGAGAACGTGAAGCAACTTGCATTGAAGGTGAAGGATGGATCAGGGGATATACCGCCCTATCTGGTGCCACTGTCGCGGCAGGCGGTTGATGTTGCGCGCCAGCTTATGTCGATGACCGGGCAGTGCAAGCTACTCATACCGGGGCGCAATAACCCCAACACACCAATGAGTGAAAACACGGTCAACGACGCAATAAGCAGGATGGGATACAAGGGCAAGCTAACAGGTCACGGCCTGAGGGCCACGCTGTCGACTGCCTTGAACGAGATGGGCTACAACCCCGATTGGGGATCGAAGCGCAGCTATCACATGCGGGGGAAAACAAGGTACGCAGGGCTTACAACCATGCCGCATACGTGGAGCAGCGGCGGGGGATGATGCAAGACTGGGCTGATTACTTGGATTCGGTCGAGGCTTCCTGACCGGCTCTTGCGGCTTCGAGCTGCGCCCTGTTCCAGGCGATGACCTCGGACTTGACCCAGGCCACTGAGCGCCCGCCCAGCCTGACCTGTTTGGGAAACTCGCCGGTCTTTGCCATTTCATAGATTTTGCAGGTCTTGTAGCCGACCAGCTTGATTACCTCGGGCAGGCGGATGAATTCAACGGGTTCGTCGTTGCGTGCGGTGTTCATGGTCAGTCCACTCCATTATCAAATTCGTCGTAGGCGGTGCTTTCGTTCTTGGCCTTCCGCTGCATCCGCTCAGCCTCGCCATCGCCCAGATCATCGTCATGGCAGTCGCCAGTGGCCTCGGGCGGCTCGACGTCTGGCTCGCTCCCGGCTGGCTTGGACAGGGCGGCACAGATATCGGCCTCAAGGCTTTGAAGCTCTTCCGGTCCATCCTGCTCGAAAGCCAAGACGCTCGAATCAATGACGCGGAAAAGCAGCGCCTCAAGCTGGTCGCGCTCGCTCTTCAGCATCACGATGGAGTTTTTCCGGTCGCGCAGCAGTTCGTTCGTGACGGTAAGCTGATCAATGCGCCCCTTCATCACGTCAGCCAGGTGCATGCCCAGCTCTTTCGGCTGGATCGTTATGCGCAACCACTCGGTTTTGTCGGCCCATTCACTGAGGGCCGTTTCGAACTGGCGAAGGCGTCTGTTCTCGGCCTGTAACGTTTGGCGCTCGGCATCACCCGCTGAAAATCCGCGCTCGTAATCAAACACGCGTGCCTTGGACACCATACCTTTGGGGGTTGAGCCAGTCATTCGTGCCTCAATCGACTCCCAAGCGAATTCGTACTCGGGCCAGTCGCTTTCGATAACCAGGCACTCACGGCGCGGCAGGTGCGAAAGTAAGGAAAACATCGGATCGACCAGATGGCTTCGATAGCCCACGGGCACCTTTTTTAGGTCGCTGCGCTTGATAACGATATAGCGATCTTCCCGTTTGAATTCGTTGCTCATTGCTGCGCTTCCTCTATCACGTCGATAACTGACCAGATTCCCAGCGCCTGACTGACCGGCTTCCCGGCCGCCGAGCGCTTGAGTGTCTGAATAAGGTCGTTGCGCCCGCGCACTGATCGAGCCATGGCGGGCATTGAGTTGATTGTTTCGATGGCGTACTGCCTGCCCTCGACAAAGCCGTAGCGGTCTGGCGGCTGGCTCACAGCAGGGCGGCCCGGTACTGCAAGCGTGGGTTTTTCAGGGCGTACCGCTTTCTCGGGCGCGGGCTTCGGCGCTGGCTTACTCGCAGGCGCAATGTGGTGCAGGGCCATTGATAGGGCCTGTCGTGCGATGGGGTTCATGGATGCTCCTGGCAGCCACGGACTTTGTCTGGGTGGCTTGATCCGCTTAAATGAGGTATTACGGATGCCCGGCATGGAGCCGGACAGGGAGATTTAAATGTCTGAAGATTTATCGAAAATTTACGAACAGGCTCTTGTCAGCGTGCTCACAGCAGCCGAGCAGATGGGGCTCAATATTGATGAGTTGTACCAGCGAGCCACCGAATTGACAGAGCAAGAAGAAAGCACCGTTCGGTTTATTGATAGTCGCGATACCGGGGAGGTGGCACTGGCGACCACCTTGGCAATCGCCAGAGTCAAAGGACTGGTGCCGTAAGCAGAGCCGCTCAAATGAGCGGCTTTTTTACGCCACCTGCGCAGGCGGGTTCATTGCGAAGTAGATGCGGGCGCAGGCCTCGGTGTCCGGGCGCGCGCGGTGGCCACCGACCAGTTCTTCGCCAGTGAAGTGGCGCAGGGCCTCGGCCACGGTCGGAACCTTGAACTGTTTGCCGAAGCCTGCACGGATCATTTTGGCGGTGGGCGGGCACTTAACGATGTTCTTGCTCGACTGACAGGTGCAGTAGTTCGGCATGGCCTTGAACTCGTCCGCCGCCTGCTCGCCGATGAACCGCTTGATGGCGATACCAGCAGTTCATGAGCCAGCATCGAAGGCATCACGCCATGCATACGGGCGCGTTCGATGATGTCTTTGTGTTCCATCTTCATAGGTGTTCCTCAGTTATTGGCGATGCGCTCCAGCGTCTGGCGCTGTGCGGGGCTCAGGTGGGTGCGCGGGCCGTGGCGCTTGAAGCCGGCCCGAATGTCGTCGGTAAAGGTCACTTCCCATTCATTGGCCGCCAGCAATTCGGCGGCGGCCAATAGCACGGCGAATTCCTCAACCCGGTCGTATTGCTCTTCGACGGATAGGGCGGCCATGGCGGGTTACTCGAAAGCCAGGCCGTCAGTGTCGGCAGGCTCTGATGTCGCGGTTTCGGTGGTTTCTGTTGCAGGATCGGCGGTTTCTGTCGCGTTTTCCGCTGAGTCTGTAACGATTTCGCCGGTTTCTGTGTCAACCGATTCGCCGTCCTCTTCAATGATCGAAGGCGCTTCGGGCTCTTTGTTGCGCAGGTCGTTCACGTCCACTGAGTAGGTGCCAGCGCCGTCGGCCGTGGCGTCGATGAAGTCCTCGACCTCTTCGCGTGACTGCAAGCCCATCAGCAGCTCGGGCGCATAGAGACGGCCCAGCATGCTAGCTGCCCGGTAGCGCAACATCACTTCCGGCATCGTCAGCCACTTGCTGCCGTTCTTGGTCAGCCAGCCTTCATCAATGGCCATCTGCATGGAAATGGTCGGGCCGTTGAGCCGGTCGCCGGTTTCCTTTTCGATCACCCAGGCGGTGCAGGTCTGGTGCTTGATCTTCGCCTTGCGCTGCTCTGTGACCTTCTTGCCGTCTTTCCAGAACGTGGCGCTGTAGGTCAGCTCCTCGGACTTGCCGGGCTCGCTCAGGTCAAAGCGCAGCGGGCTGAAACGACCGCAGCTGTTGAGCATCGCGATGATGAACTGGCTTGACCAGGACGGCCGACCCTCGATCACGTACAGGTTCTGCATGACCATCAGCGGGTCAGCGCCCATGCGCAACGCCATGTTCAGCGCTACCACGCAATTGGGCAGGCCAGCAGGGTTTGGCACATGGCCGGTGACGCGGCCGTATTCCTTTGTTTCGGCAAAGGCGCGGTACTGGACTGGCACCAACGTGGAACCGGCGAGCGCTTTGGCAACACGCTGCAGTTGTTCAAAGCCGGAGCCGGTCAGCAGCGACATCGGGGCATCGTTCTTTGGCGGGGCGACAGCGCTGGTCTGCATCTGCGCCAGTGAGGTGGTTTGCTGGGTCATGGTCGTTTACTCGTGGTAGGGGCAGGTTGACCAGCGCGGGCAATACTTCGCGCTGCATAGGAAACTCTGGGGGTTGGGTGGGAACAGGCCGGTGCGGAACATCTCCGCACCGATCTGGATCAGGCCGGGGAATTCTTCGGTATGAGCGCCCGTTATAGATTTCTGCGTTGCACACCAACGAAACGTCGCCGCCGCAGTAGCGGCAGTGAGTAGGTGCTGGAAGAGGATTTTTTACGCGTTTAAGTGCACGGCGACTGACGTGAGGCAGCGGCGCAGGTGCAGCAATACGCTCGGGGGCGTTTGCCCGAGGATCGATTGGCATAGGTTTACCTATTGAGTGATCAGACCGCCGATAGCGGGGCCGAAGAGGGTGATTGCGCAGAAGAGGGCGCCGGTGATGGCCGACACCCACCAGATGCGGCGGCGGGTGATGCGCTGATGGCGGGTCAAAACGGCACGTCCAGAAGGCAGCGCCCAGCCGCTACGATGCCTCGTTTGATTTTTCCGGCTTCAACACGTAGCGCCGCTTTCCTGTCTAGCAGCATCGCCAGTTCCCGCTGTTCGTCGCTGATGGGGTCATCATCGTCAGGGTCGCGGCAGCCTTGAACATGCTCGATTGCATGCTGCCAGCCTCGCCAGCGGTCGCCGTCTTCAAGGTATTCGTTTCGAACATCGTCGAGATGCACGCCGCCGTCTTCGCGCTGGAAGTCGGTCAAGAGCGCGATGCTCTGAGATACCGTGCGAATATCGCTACGGTTTTTGGCGTAGTCGGCAGCCAGCTTTGCGGCCCTGCCATATGCATTCTTCATGCGCACCTCGCAATAAGCATCCCGCGCTTGCTCAGCTTGAGCCGCATAGGCCCAGGCAAATCAGCGACCAAAAAAATGCCCCGACGATGCAGGGCTTGGATGATTCCTTTCATGTCTCTGGCAACGATCGTCACTGCACACCCCCGTGTAACAAGTTGAGGGCACCGAGTCGGCGACCCATGCTTTCGCGGCGCAGCGCCAGGCGGCGCCTTGATGCCGCCTCGTTTGCCCGGTCTTCAAAATCCACCAACTGGCGCTCATCGATGAAGCCGTGGGCGTAGTTGGTTTGAATCATCCCCTTGGCGAACTCGGCATCGGGGTACTGCGAGGTGCCGACCACCTAGGTGTATGAACTTCCTCATTCGCATCAGCCTACGGATTCAGGCCTCACACCGATGCACCCGGTTGCCCAGGTGCTGTATTCGTTTCTTGCCGTGGCCCCGAGGTCTATACGGCGCAGCCAGTGAGGGAATCGCCCCCGCCCAGCGCGTCAAAGCCTTTCCAAGCCATCAGCGGTGAATCGTTTGGTTTTTAAAGAGCGCTGGCTTTCGCCGGATTCCGCAAACACAAGCGGACTTGCATATATAAAAGCATGCTTGTGGATCATATGCAAGTATCCTTGTGCTTATTTCCTTTGGGCGAAAAAAAGCCCGCTCAATGGCGGGCCTCGGTGTGTCGGGTTTCAGGTGGTTCTATCTGCCTCGCGTCGACCTGATCAGATCTCGCGTTTTCGATCCTTCCTCTTCCAGCTGCTTTACAACCGCGTCAGGTGCCGTGATGTAAGAGGCGTAGCGTATTTCCTTGCGTATGACGTAGGTGCAAGCAGCCATGGCAATGATCGTTGCAGTGAATCCGAACACCAGAATACGTTCGACTGTCATAGCTTCCTCGCATTCCAGGCCAGCAGCACCCGTGCATGAATCACAATAGTTTCCAGCTCCACGCCCTTGATGTCATAGGGCGGGAACGTTTCGTTGTCGGAAATCATCCGGAGCATCTTGGGGAGGCGCTGCAAACGCTTGATGTAGAGCATTCCGTCGAGGGTAAAAACATAGACCCCGTCGACCACTACCTCGTTAACGCCCTGATCAACAATCAACGGGTCACCGCTGGCAAAGGTCGCCCCCATACTTTCGCCAAACCCCGTGATAACCGACAGGTTGTCGCCGTGTGTGTAGGTGATGCCTTGCTCTCTTAGGTACTCGGTTCTTACCGTGATGTTGCGGACTGTTTCGATGTATTCCTTCGGCAAAACCTGACCTGGCCCCATAGACCCAGCTACGTCGTATTGCGGAATGTCAATCTCATCATCCTTAGGCTTTTGGGAAAAATTCCCTACCAGCACATTGTTGAAAGCTGACCTATGGGGTGGGTCTCCCTTTCCGATCAGTAGCCAATCGACAGTCGTGTCGAATCCCTCGGCCATTGCGAGCAAGTTATCGTTTTTGATGTTGCCGGTATCCCCCGCAAACCACTGGCGCACAGCTTCGTAGCTGATTCCGCAGGTCGACGAGATTTTCCGTTTAACGCCCCGCACCCCGACTTCTGGGGCTCTGGCGAGCACAAGCTTTGTCATTCGATCGGTGATGTTCATTTGGCCAATCTACAAGTTAGCTTGACAAGCATGCTTGCTTATTAAGTGCAAGCATGCTTGAATTTGACGCACGAGCATTGGAGGTGCCTATGAAACGTCAAGAAGCTATCGATTTTATGGCTCCATCCCCGCCCTCGCTAAGGCCCTCAAGATCACTTATGAGGCCGTACGGCAGTGGGGGGAGGAGATCCCGGAGTTACGTCAGTACCAGCTGGAGAAGCTCACCAACGGGAAGCTGAAAGCAGGCGCGGACAACGCGTCGCAGTCGGCGGCATGACCATGTCCACGTCCCCATTAAGCCAAGAACAGACCGTAAGGGCTCGCAAGAACATGTCCGTCCTCATGCAGCGTCTTGCATCGGTTGGCGGTGCTTCTGTGGCGCTTGCAGTCGGTTGCGATGAGGCGACGATTAGCAGGATGAAGCCGGATAAATTCCAGCAGTTCAGCGAGATTCTGGCGGTGCTGGACTTGAAGATCGTTCCGACGCACATGCGTTGCTTCAACGAGCGCGACATGCACGCGCTTTCACGCCGACCAAGACCGCTGACTACGAATCCCGCATCGCCATCGCCGCGCACCAGGTCATGGCCGAACGCGAGCTACTTGCAGGCCCTGTCCTGATGGAGTTGCGCATCATGGTCCCCATCGCCGCGTCATGGTCCAAGAAGAAAACCGCCCAGGCACTGGCAGGCCAGGTCATGCCCACCAAGAAACCTGACGCTGACAACGTTTTGAAAGCCATCTGCGACGGCATCAACGGCATCGTGTTCAAGGACGACGTGCAGGTTGTGAACGTCTCCCTGAGCAAGCGTTTCAGCTCCACGCCCGGCGTGTACGTGCGTGGCCACGGCGCGTGAAGAGCTGCCTGAATGAAGACGGCACACAGATGAACGACACGCAGGTCACTGACTTCCTTCTGGCCGCTCACGAGACGCTGCGCACCGATGGTCTGAACAAGATGACGCCTGGTACCGGGAACGGCTCCAGCCGCGCTGCCAAGCACGACAACGCCCACCGGCAGATCCACTTCAAGGATGGTGATTCCTATCTGGAGTACATGCGCGACTTCGGGCCGACGTCTGTTTTCGAGGCAATGAATGGTTCTGTGCATGCCCAGATCAAAGACACCGTCTTGACTGAGCAGCTCGGGCCCAACGCCGCGCAGACCTACCGCTTGCTGCACGACACCGCCAAGCAGAAGGACGCTGGCGGTAGCGGTGCGTTCGCCGGTACCGAGTTCGGCGCTACGCCTGACATGGTCTGGAACGTCCTCAACGGTAGCCTGGGCGTGCCGGTGAACGCCCGGTTCGCCGAGTTCAATCAAGGTATCCGTAACTTCATGGTGGCGGCAAAGCTCCAGGCCACGCTGATCGCCTCTGTGATCGGTGACGTGCAGTCGCTCGCCATCACCAGCGCCTACCACGGCCTGCCCATCGGCAAGACGCTGGTAAGCGCGCTCAAGAGCGTTTCGAAGGACTACCGCACCGAGGCCGGACGCATGTCCATCGGCATGGATAGCATTACCTCAGACATGGTCAGCTTTCACACTGACAACCTGTCGGCGGGCTGGACCTCGAAGCTGGCCAACGCAACCATGAAGGTGACACTGCTCGAGGGCTGGACGAACGCAATGCGACGGGGCTTCTCCGTCGAGATCATGTCGCGCATGGCCGGTGACACCCGCAAGGCGTGGGGCGACGACCCGGTGCTGCAATCCCGTCTTGAGCGCCACGGCATTACCCAGGAGGACTGGGCTGTCTGGCAGGCTGCAACGCCTGAGGATTGGCGCGGGCACCAGATGTTGACGCCTGAATCAGTGGCGTCCATGCAGGGTTTCAGCTCCAAGCAGAAGAACGATGCCATCGGCAAGCTGCTGGGCTACATCCAGGAGGAATCAGAATTTACCTCGATCCTGCCGGGCATCATGACGCGGGCGACTCTACGCCAAGGCACCCAGGCTGGCAGCGTGGGCGGCGACCCGGACCATCAACGAGTGGGATTCGCAGTATCAGCTGCATTCGAAGCCCGTTACGGAGGTTCGTTTAAACCCAGAGCGCCTTATCCCTTACGACGCACAGCCGACCATGCGCGAGGCCAACGGCGGCGTGGGCATGTACCTTGGCACCATTCAGATTGTGGGCGCTATCGCTTACTGGGACTGCTCTCTGGGTAAGGTCAAGTCTGATGCCTCGGCTTTTTCCTTGATCCTTACCGATGCACGGGGTCAGCTCTATTGGCACGTTGCCAAAGGCCTGACCGGCGAGATTGCCGAGTTTGACGACAGAGACCGCATCATCGGTGGCCAGGTACACCAGATCCGCGAACTGGTGATCCAGTACCAAATCCCCCGGGTGATCATAGAAACCAACGGGCCGGGCGGATTTGCCCCGGCGATCCTCAGGCAGGCATTGAAGGGGACCGGCTGTGGTGTTGGCGAAGAGCACAGCAAGACCAACAAACAGAAACGCATTCTTGATGCCCTTGAGTCTCCGTTGTCGGCCCGCTTCCTGTGGGCTCATGTCGACGTGGTGCGCATGGTCTGGGACCAGATGCGGGATTTCAATCCAGCCCTCACTGATCAGGATGACGATTACATCGACTCAGGTGCAGGCGCGATCCTACAAACCCCCGTGCGCATTGGGCGAATAGTCGGGAAACCGACCGAGACCCGGCGTGACGATTGGCGCCCAGATGCGGGCGTGCACGAAGTGCAAGTTGACTACTAGCCCGCTACCACCAAGGGGCAAAGTATGGCTGTTCAACCCGGTCCAACAGAAAAGCGATATGCCGCCAATGGTGTCGCGACGTCGTATTCAATTCCATTCCTCTTACTGGAAGCCAGCGACCTGCAGGTGACGCTCAACGGGACCGTCATTACTGCTGGTTTCACCCTGACAGGTGTGGGCAATCCAGCCAGCACGATCACATTCATCCCGCCTGTATTCGCTACGCCACCGTCGGGTGATCTGTTACTGGAGCTGAACGTGCCGTTTCAGCGCCTCACGGATTACCAAGAGAACGGCGACTTTCTGGCTATAACGGTCAACAAAGATTTCGACCGGCTCTGGCAGGCCATCAAGCAATTGCTGAGATTCACTGGCCGGGCACTTACCCTGGGTGCGTTCGATATCGACGGCGCAGGATACTACCGGGCCAAGGGCAACGGCATTTCCGATCTGCGCGACCCTGTAAACCCGCAAGATGCAGTGACAAAGAACTGGGTAGGCTTGTTCATAGACTCAGTATCAGGAGCGATCAACAACACGCTGGGCATCGTGTATGACGCCGGTACGCTTTTTGATTATCTGAGGTTTGGGGTAGTCCGAAGCGTCGATAACTACGCCGCTCTACTCGCCTTGTCACCGACGCGGAACATTCGGGCGAAAACACTTGGCTATTACGCTGCTGGCGACGGCGGCGGCGGGGATTACATCTACGAGACCGGTACAGGCTGGCGGCTTTTGCATTCCGGGAAGGTGAACATTCTCCAGTTTGGAGCCAAAAGCGGTTTTGAGTTTGACAGTTACCCGGCGATCAACGCAGCAATCCAAGCGGTAAAGAACTTCGGGTTGTCGGGACGTGGTGGAGTGATAGAGGCCCCCAATGGAATATTTACTATTTCTGGAACTCTATTGCTCGACGCTCAATGCTGTACGTTAAAAGGACAAGGCGGGCATGCCACGTTTTTCCGAAGCACCGCGCTCAATAAACCCATAGTAAAAATCAGTGCACCGTACTGCTTTGTCGTAGGTTGTGAGCTGGCAACTTCTAGCGAGGGCGTCTCCGGGTCAATCGGCATAGAGGTCAATGACCATAATTTCACCGCTACCGACTTTGTCATTGGTGGTGTATTTGATGGTGTTGTAATTCGTTCGGGTGCAATGCACAAGTTTCAGCGGCTTGATATCAGCGACTGCCGCAATACAGGATTTCTGTTCGCGGGCAATGCGCCGACTCTGTTCTTGAACGATATCTTCATATCCGATTGGTTTATTGGTAGCAACGACAACACCAAGTTTGCGCTTGGCCATTTCCGTGTGCTGGGTCGATTAGAAGCTCTGATGATCGGCAAAGGTGACGGGATAGGCGGTGTCTATTCCTTCACCTGTGATGATCTGGGCACAGGTGGCATGCGCTACTGCACTTTTAACTCAGTGTTTTTTGATGGGACCACGCGAGGTGCGGTATTCACCAACGCCGAGCATTTACATTTTACCGATTGCTGGGCCAGCAATGGCCGGGGTGTGGCAGCCCCCGGTATGAGCTTCCTCGGCTGCAGCCATTTCACGATAAAGGGTTATCAAGGCTACAACTGTGGTGGGGCGGGTCTGTTCATTACCTTTTGTACAGACTTTACTGTTGACAGTATCGACGCTACGGCAAATTCCGTAGACGGTGCAGAAGGTTCGCCAGGTGTATTAATCAGCAACTCGACCCGCTTCACTGTGGCTAACGGTACTGGCGGAAAGGGCGTCGTTGGCTTCCAGACATTCGGCCTGCTGGTCGGTATCAATTGTTCAAACTATGCGCTGATCGCCAACAACTTTTTTGACAATGCATCCGGGTCGATCTTTGAAGATGCTGGAAACGTATTTCGGCGAGCTGCATTCAACGCAAACTACATCACCCGTGCGAAGAATGTAACGGCTCTTCCAGCTGGACAGACATTTGTAGACGTCCCACATACACTGTCTCGCGTTCCGAAAATTCAGGAAATTAGCATTACGCCCAACACGGACATGGCGACTCCTGCGTATGTGAGCGCAGTTAATGGCACTACGTTCCGGGTATCAACTCGGACATCCAACAGCGGGACTTCGTACTTTAGCTGGGATGCGGATATATCCGAACAGGCGTAAGACTATTACCCGATGGCACCGGCGCCATCGGGTCTTTACTCAGTAAGGCTTGTGCATTATCAGCCCAATAGATGTAGTCGTGTAGCCTTGGAGTTGAAGCTTTAAGTGTACTTCTTGCTTGTACGGAGGAAGGTCTATGTGATAGTCGAGTGGGTTAGTGCCCATGTTCCAGTCCATTTCCTCCACTCGATATCCGTCGTGCGTGAGCGTATCAATCAATGCCTGAATGTCTTTACGTCGGAAAATAACAGTAGGGCCTTCCTCTACTGTTTCTTCATTTGAACAGACATTGAACTCAGTGGTGTGCACTGCCATCCCGCCCGGCTTCAATACCTTCATAGAGTTTCTGACAAACTCAATACCAAGCTCAATACTACCCAGGTGTTCAAAAGCGCATGAAGACCAGTTGAAGTCAAAGCGGCCCTCATATTCTGGCGGGATATTGTTCATGTCTGCGAACTCGAAGGTTACGAGCCTGTTGAACTCGTCTTCGTCACAAAGCTTTCGCTCGTTCAACGATGACTTGTTTTCTGCATGCTCATTGTTGATGAGCCATCCTTTCTCAACTGCTGAATCAGTGGCCAGATCGGTGGCCAGGATTTTCGCGCCCTTGCTTGCGAAGGCTGACGCCAGTGGTTCCGAACCAACGGCGAACCCAAGTCCCTCACGACCTGGCTGTAAAAAACCGTTGCTGTGCAGTGCCTCAGCTGCAAACACCCATTCCCATATTTTTCGGTGCATGTGGTTGGGCGTGCCAAAGAAGGCGGCCCAGTCTTGATAAAGCTTCGATGCGAGCTTTTCCTGCGTGCAGAGCTGCGACTTCATGTCCGTTCCCTTTGCTATGGATGGCTCATCCGAGTGAACCTCAGCCCGCATTAATAGCACAGTATTTTCAGGCTGGACTGGCAGACCTGTGGTAATGGGCTGAACGGCATCTTTTTTCAGGCACTCCGCTACGGTGGCGCGTCGTCCCTTCGTTGTGTACGATGCGCGCCGGGTCAGGTCAGGCTGGACATGGCCCAGCGTTATCAAATTAGTACATCAAAAAGTACACTGGTTTGGGGCTGACATTTTATGGCCCCGTGGGACGGGCATTCGGAGCTTAAATTTGGTTCTCTCCGTCCGCACCAGATGTGCTTTTGGCGGGTTCCACTGAGAACTGCGAAAGCTAAGAGAAGCCCGCCTAGTGCGGGCTTTTTGTTGCGTTGAGTTTCATGAGTATTTGCCGGTGTCTGGATTTTTTTAGTACGTTAATGAGTACATCCTGAATTGGCTTGCTGGTGATGTACTCATGCTTCCGTTTCACTGATCCGCCGTCTGGCAATCGAAACGCACTGACAAAGGCGGTAGCGCTGGGGCGGGGTATTCGCGAGAGACTAATGAATGCGGCAGCTGCTTGACAGCAGTGGGTCACAAAGCCATCATTTGGCCATTGCTTCCTTTGTGCATGCGTAGGAAAGGGGACAAAAAAACCGGCCATCGCGTCGGTTTTTTGGTTGGCAAGTCAATAAGGACATCGTAATGCGGGCTGTCACTTTCGTAATTTTTTTTGCTGTAGCGCTTACTGGTTGCTCCGGAATACCTTCAGTACCCTACGAAGAGCCTGCTCAGTCAGAAGACTTGGCACATGTTCGCGTTATCACGAACTCCAGTGTGTATGGAGATAGCATTATGGGTAGTTGTGCCCCTGCTACCCGCCACAAGATGGCTGATGCTGGACGTTTCGGGCGAGACGGCACGGCGAATATCAACTATCCGCAGTACCCCCTGAAATCGGCAAGCGTTCGCATGCCGAAGCGAGTTGCGCCCACGCTTACTGAATACGTCCCAGCCACCCGGATGGGTGAAGGTGTCTATAAATAA